ATCAGCGCGAACAGGTTCCAGGCGGCATGCGCGAGATGGTCTTCAGTCGCGTCGCCGCTCATCCACAGATTGATGTGCCGCAGTGCGTGGTTCACGAGTGCCGAAGCGGGCATGCCCAGCTCCCAGTTGCGATCGCCGTGCCGCCCTGCGCCCTCGGCATAGGTCTCGGCCAGGCGGCGCAGACCGATTGGCGTGATCAGGTCGTAGCGTTCCGATTCGGCATCGCCGGAGCGCCTTGCGCCGGTCGGGAATTGAATGATCGTGGGCGGTTCGGTCACGTTGCTAACCCTCCCCAGGACAGCAGCGGCAGCAGACGTGGCACTTGCCGCAGTCGGGACATCCGCCTGATTCTGCAACCTGGCGATCGCAGTCGGTGCAGGTCATCTCGTCTTCCGTGGTCGTTTCGTTCGGCATGCCTTTCCTTTACGAGGCTGACGTTTCGTGATCTTGTAGCAGGGCGCCCACAGTGGGCGGCCGTCGATGCTACGGACGGGCTTTCGGCCCACGATGAGCCGGCCTTCCTTGGCGGCGGCCTTGAGACGATTGAGAATCACCAGTCGCGACCGGCCGGTCTGCTCGGCGAGTTCGGTAACCGTTGCGCCGTCCTGACAGCTGCCGTCGATCCTCTCGACTTCGGCAAGAAGCTCTTCGAGCGTGATGTTCATTAGTGGTTTCGCTCCCAGGCCTTGTAGCAAGGGAGGCACACATGCCTGTGCCGGCGGCGATCCTCCACCCGGACGACGCTCGCTTCCGCTTTCCACCTCCCGCAGAGAAACGCCACGATTCCGCCGTGATGGCTATGCACGATGTGCCGGTGCCCGCGAACGTCGGGACCAACGCAGACGACCGACTGTTTCTCAAGTTGCGCGTCCTGGCGTTTGGTTTCCGTAGTCATGCTGCTTTGGACCTCCCGATGTCGCGGACCCAATGCCGCGTGTGAAGTTCCTCGTCGCCTTGGCGGATCAGGCTGCCGCCGATTTGCGGTGTCGTCTGCCGGCAGCCGGCCACCTTGTAGGCAAACGGTGTTTTCAATTGCCAGGCGGGCGTCACGAACGAGATCGAGTAACCGTGCTGCGAGGGGATGCGAATTTCCGAGCAGCGATGACGATGCGAGCGGACGACGACATCCGGCGGAGTGTGGCCCCAGCGGCCGGCCTCGACGAACGCATGGACGAGCTCGGCGTTGACGGCCGACGTCTCATGCTGGCTCGACGACGTAGTGCCGATGTGGTGATTGAAATGCGCCAGTCGTCCCTCGCCGAACGTCTTCCACAGTTCGTACCGCGCGTGCTGGCCTTCCTCGTTGGGCACGGCGCCGAGTTGTTTCGCCAGCCGTTCTTCATGGACGCCTTGCTCGCCGCAGCGGTCCGCGATCGGCTCGAATATCTCGCGGGCGATCTCGCACTGGTCTTCCAGGTTGTGCGAAATCTGCGACGTGGCCCGATGGTGGACGCCCTCGATCACGTCGCCGTTGACAACCACGGCGTACGGTTCGCCGTGCGTGACGCTCGGCACCCACGTTTCCCAAAACTCGATCCACCAGCCCCAAACCACCCGCTGCAAGCGGCTGGGCATGTAGCGGCCGCCATCGTCGAGCCGTGCGCCGGTCGGCGGACATAACCCAAGCCGGCAGCCGCAATGCGTGTCGCTGACAACTACGATGCTGCCCGTCTGGTTGGACTTCTTGCGTCTGCGCATCGTTCAATTCGCCGCCGGCTGTGATGGGTGAACGAAGGGGAACGTGCGACTCAAGAATTCGCCGCACCAGTTGTTGGCGAGCGTCAGCGGCCAGTCGTGGATGATCGCCAGACCGGGAGGCGAATCTTCGGTCGGTTCAATGTCCGATGCCTGCGGTGGAAAACGCCGGCAGTGGCCGACATCGCTTTCGGCATGCACGCGCTCCCAAAACCGGCAGCGAGAACAACGTGAGGGCATAAGGCAATCCTTCCAATCAAAACGGAATCTCGTCGTCCGGTGATTCCTCGTAGAAATCCAACACTTCCGCCGGCACGGGCTCGGGCATCGGCCCCAGATCGTAGTCGACGATCCGCTCATACGGTTCACCGGCGACGGAGCGGACAGTGATCGTCTTGGCCGCCGCCACGCCGCCGCCCTCGGAAATCTCGACGGCCCGTTCGGCCGTGTCGGGCACCGGATCGGGCGAGCGGCGCTTCCACCAGGCAATCGCCTTTTGCCGGGCGAAGCCGGTGTGTTCGAAGCAGACCCATTCCGACTTGTAGTCATGCCAGCCGACGCGGTAGTCGACGCGCATGGTCTTCGGGTCGTCCTCGCTGGCGCCGCGTTTTGTGTGGACGCTGTAATACGTCTCGCTGACGCTGTGCGTGGTGAGCGTGACCTGGCCGGAAAGAATTCCGGCTTCGGTTGCCGTGGCTTCGTGTTTCTGACGCTCGGGCGGCGGGAACTCGTAGCCGCAATCGGGACACACCGAGTAAGCGGCCGCGATCACCGAATGGCACTTGGGACACTCCTTCGCCGGAGCCTCGCCATCGCCGCCGTTTCGCTCCATGACCTTGATCTGGTCGACCGGACCGTGGCGCAGCACGTTGCCGCCGAAGTCGAGGACGAGACAGTTCTCTTTCCCCGGATGCAGCCGGAAGCCTCGGCCGACCATCTGGTAATAGAGTCCTGGCGACATCGTAGGCCGCAACAACACAACGCCGTCGATGTTCGGCGCGTCAAAGCCGGTCGTCAGCACGTTGACGTTACACAGAAACGTGAGTGGTTCGCGCTGAAATAGGCCGTTCGATGCGCTGCCGCGAAACCGGGCGAGCAACTCGTCGCGCTGGCCGGCCGGCGTTTCACCGCAGACAAACCCACATTCGATCCCATGTTTCTCATGTAGGACGCGGACAACGTGCCGCCCGTGTTTGACGCCGCTGGCGAAGATGAGACATGCTTTGCGATCCGCGGCGTATTGGACGATTTCTCCGCACGCCGCTTCGACCAGTGCGTCCTGGTCCATCAGGTTTTCGACCTCGTCAGCGATGAACTCCCCGCCGCGAACGTGCAGACTGCTCATGTCCGCCTTCGCCGATCCCGACTTGCTGACCAGCGGGCAGAGATAGCCGTCGCGGATCAATTCCTTGATGCCGATCTCGTAGCAGGTCGAGTTGAGAAAATGATCGGCCGAGCAGATCGGTCCTGAGTCCAGGCGGTAAGGCGTCGCGGTCAACCCGATGACGCGCAGGTGCGGATTGATCACCTTGGCGTCGGCCAGAAACTGGCGGTACATCCCCTCGCCGTCGGGTGGAATGAGGTGGGCTTCGTCGACGATGATCAGGTCGAACGCATCCAGTTCGCAGGCCCGCTTGTAGATCGACTGGATGCCGGCCACGATCACGCGATGGCTCGTATCGCGGCGTTTCAAACCGGCCGAGTAAACGCCGATTGGCAGTTCTGGACAGACGGCCTTCAGCTTATCGACTGCCTGCTGCAACAATTCTTTGACGTGGCTGACGACGAGCACCCGTCCGTTCCAGCGCCCGATGGCATCGCGGCAGATCGTCGCCAGGATCGGCGTCTTGCCGCCGGCAGTCGGGATCACGACGACTGGATTGTCGTCGCGCTCGCGCAGGTGCTGGTAAACGGCGTCGACGGATTCCTGCTGGTACGGCCGCAGCTTCACGCGCACACCTCATCGAGCATTGGGGGTCGCATCTTCGCCTCGTACCACATTTCGAGCATGGTCCAGCATTCCGAGTCGATACCCGTAGCGCGTTCAAGTCCATCTGCAATGTCATCGGTAATGGGTGCCGCACCTTCAACAACTTGCAGCGTGCGAGAGATTGGAAGGCAGGCACGCATAGCCAACTCTTCAGCGTCAATACCGATCGCCTGCATCGTTTCCCGCAGCAGTTCCTGGGGCGATTCGTAATGCGTCAGCGGCTTCAACGTCTTCACGCCTGATCCTCCTTCTCAAGACGACCGATTTCTCGATTGAGATACCATCGGGCCTTCTTCAGGTCGTCGAGCTTGCTCCCCTTGCGGCCCGCGCGGGCGACGTACTTGACGACATTGCCGAGATGAAAGCCGAGTTCCCACGCTTCGATGACGTCAATGACTTCGATCGCACTGAACGTGTAATGCGCAGGATGATTGATCGGATCGGCGGTAGGCTGCGCCATCGTCAGGCGTTCTCCGCTAACGTCAGGTAGAGCTGCACGGCCAAGCGCGGCAGATCATCGAGACGCACGATCGCCACCCACGGCTTGCGGTTCTGTTTGTGCAACACGACCGGAATCTTGTCGCCGGCCTCTTCGATCGCCTGAGCCAGCGCCTCGTAGAGTCGCAACGTCTCGCGGCGTTTCACTTCGAAGTGGACATCCTCGATGTCCGCCACGACATCGGGTGACTCGTCCGTTCCGCAATACTGGCGGCCGCGGCGGGCGTCCGTGCGGAACAGCCTTCTGATCTCGGCGGCCGCTTCGCGCTCGCCCCGTTTTCCCTTGTTGCGCGATCGCAAACCCATGACATACCTCGATCGGAAAAAGGAAGCGGAGCGGGATTCGAACCCGCACGGCATCTCCTTGTCGGGACCGCTCTACCAGTTGGCGTATCCGCTTCCGGAAACAATCAGGACGGAACTTCCTCACGCGACTGCCGACGCCACGGCGGGGCGTCGC